CGTTAGTTTGTTTTATCTTAAAAGGAAAATTTAAATATTTTTTTTCTAAAGTTGGCATTTTTTTACCTTTTTGATACAAAAAAAAAGTAGCCTGTTTTAAAGCTAGTATTATATATAGCTTTAAACAGGCTTCTTTTTGTGAGTGTCCTATTTTTTTTTATAATTTATTTATTTACACATTTAATTACTTTTCAAATTCTTCTTGACTGATATTTTTGCAAGTAATTCCACCTTTAAAGAAATTAAGTTTAACACTAAAATTCCCACATTTTCTATCAGAGACATATTTATGGTACAGATTCCTCATATCGAGTAATGATTTTTCAAATATTTTTAAGTTTTTATTATCTAAATTAGTTCTTTGCATTACATTATTTTCTATTTTATCAAAAATTTACATATTAAGCAAAATAATATTTAATAATCACAAAAATTCTAACCAAATTAGTTTTCAATTTCTCTTCCGCATGATATACCACTAAATTTAATAGGCCTTTCTGTTTTAATGTTTGAGCCAACTATTAAAGTAAAATCGTTATTTTTTTCTTTTTGTATAATTATATCCCCATTCCCACCAGACATACTATATGCTGACATTCCATTATATTTAAAATTATTATTTTTTCCATTTTAACAACAATTCTAAAACTACTATTTTCTTTAATTTCTTTTAGAAGTCCTTTTTTTGTTGCCTCATTCAATATTCTTTGCTCGTTTCCAATATTAAATTTATGAACATTTTGTGCTATTATTCTTCCAGATTGATTATGTGAAGTTATATTTATACTAGGATTATCTTTATTTTTCTCTTTTTTCCAAAAAATTAAAATAAGCATGATTATGGTAACAATAATAGCAATTATAGTAATAGTACTATCTATATTTCTTGATTGAGCCCACTCAGGATGAAGTCCTATCAAATTCAGCCATGTTTGTATGTTAGATGTTGCCTCGTTTACTGCTATTTTATTCATATTGTACCTACCATATCATTGACAATTTTTAAAAAACTTTTACAACTTTCTCACAACGACAATTCGCTATATTATCAATCCTTCCTAGCGGATCGCGCGGGTATCTTAAATATTCTCCGCCAACAAAAAAAAAATCGTAAGGTAATTTTTCTTGCAAATTTGCTCTAACATGAGCACTGCGAGTTCTTGCGTCAAGGGTAGTAATCCACACATCTCTAATTTTAGACGCCAGAGCTATACCTCCCAAAACAACGTCATTTTCAATTAAAACATGTTCTTCAATAGTTTTAGCGTTTTCAGCCATATTCCCTGTTTCGATACTAGCTATAATCTTAGCTCTTCCATCTACTTTAGAATTTAAGTCTTTATTTGTTTCATCTGCGACGTCTATATTATTAATATCTTGCTCTTTTTCGATAAATGAATTTATTGTGGCAGCAAGCGCCAAGGCTATCTTTTTATTTATTGTTTCCAAAATCGAATTGCTTTCAGATCCGATGACTTCTTTTTCAAATTTATTTATATTATTATTAATTTTAGCGTCAATTTGCTGGCTCGTTTTATCATCAAAACTTTCGCGTATATTAAATTTAAAAACTTTTGAAATTATATCATAATACAGAAACAATAATGCGGCAAGTTCTTCTTTGTAATCACGAGCGTCTATAACAGTTCCTTCTGTTATATATTCCTGCTCAAAATCATTATTTATTTTTCTTAAAAATGGTGCAATACTTCGCCTAAAAGGAGCTTCTAACTTAATTTTTTTTTCAGCATTTTCATTAAATATTTTTCTAAAATCCTCTTCTTTAAAAGCAACAGTCATAATTTGTATACATTATCTCCGTTTTTATATTTTATTTCTTTCAAAAGTTCCAACAATTTTAAATTTTTTACAATTTCATTTGGTTTTTCAATTGTTCCAATCGGAACAATATTAATTGGTTGATAAATAACGTCTGCGCCAGAGCTTATTTTGTCCAATCCATAAAGATTACGCAACTCGTTTATAGTCATAATATTTATCTTTTTCAAACGTTCAATATTTAAAAGTTCGCGCTCACGCAAAACCTCTATTTCTAGTTTGTTAAAAGCTAACGTATTATTTTTAAAATCTATTTTAAATCTAGGCATTAAAAACAAACTGAGTTCTTTGAATAATTTAGAGGTTAAAGGAATAATAGTGTTATAATAAAGTCCCAGTTTTGCTTCGAACATATTATTAAATTTTTGATTATCCGTACTAATAAATGGAAGCGGAATTTTTAATCTATTATAGATACTTTTTTCTATTTCTTTTTTCAAATCTTTAAAATCCATATCTTTTAAAGATTTTGAAAGTTCTTTAAAATCAAATTTAGCTCCCTCTAGCAAAAATATTCTGCCAGCGTTAACATCTCCCGCATAATCTGCGTTGATTTGTGATTTTAAATTGTTTTGCTGATCCTGCGTGAGACTTTGCTCTGACATCAATATTCCAGATGAGCGAACACCCTGTTTAAGAACACTCAAATTATGTTTATTTGAACTAAAATATTGCTCTATTTCTAAATAAATTGAATTAAGTCTGCTCGTTCCCCATAGCCGACTTGCAGTATTGTCGCACGAGAAATCACGAATATGCCAAATCTCTAAACCTCTTTCCTCGTTTACATACCTAAATCGTCCCTGCTCTTCAATTCTATCGAAAACCACGTTTATATTTCTGGAATTGTAAATATATCTTTGCGCAAACATGTCTTTTACAGATTCTTCTATATTGACAAATACAGGGTTTATAGACATGATCTCGACAGGACTTCTATTTATGTCTCCCGATGCGATTATAAAACTGTTCCCCGTAATTAAATAATATCTAGCGACTGATCCTAAAAATTCATTGCGTGTCTCGTCAGAATTTGGATAATTTAAAAGATCTAATAATGGGTTTTTAGATTCAAACTTCTGCGAGTCTGGATTGTATATTAACGGCCTAATTGATTGGAATTCGTCCGCGATGTAATCAATTGCGGTAGAAACAGGAGAGATAATTTTATAATAAAACAAAGTAGTATTTGTGCTAATATTTACAGAGCTTGAGCTATAATTTAAAAATTCAGTAATATTATAAGACTTTTCACCAGACGTCTTATTTTTTTTGTTCCATTTAAAAAAATTTAATATTGACTTTTTATTTTTTAGCAATTAAATTTGCCTATGTTAGATTTTTTAACAAGATTAATATTAACTAACAGCACTGCTATCTGTCAATTAATAATTAAACAGCTTTTTTTTAATTTTACAAAACAGAAAACCTAAACTGTGGCGGATTGTAAAAGCAAAGTAATAACGCATCAGCCTTGTCTGGACTTTTAATTAATCTTTTTTTAAAATCTTTTTTACTTTCAATTTTTTTCTTTTGTTCAGATGTATAACTGTAAGCTCGCCTAGAGAGCTCGCTTAATAATTCGTGATCATCTGGGATCGAAATTTTGTTTAAAACATTATTAAACTCAAAAAACATCTCTGTTATGGCATTATCGTATTTATCCTTGTTTTGTTTCTTTGGCGAGCCGCCATTATTTACGGCATTGACAGGATAACCCCTCCCTCTTAAATTATCAGTTAGTCCACCACCGACACCAGTATCGTCAATATTGAAAACAGCATTTTTATCAAAATCAACAAACTCCTCGCATAAATCAGTTAATTTTAAAATGCCCGTAGAGCCAGTTTTTGAATTGTTTAACAAATCGTCTTTTATATATACTTTAAAATCTATTATTTTAAAACCGCGTCGCTTGTACAGGACACTGCGATCATCCCCAAATCTTGCGACATCTACTCCCACAACAACGCCACCCTCTGCCTTAATATCTCTGTTAACAGCGAGCTTCAATTCTTTTAAATCAATAGCTGAATTATCACGCGAGATCTGCTGTGGTTCGCCCATCCAAATATGTAAATAATCACTATAATTTTTTTTCTTTAACTCTTCGGCTTCAAAAATCATTTTTTGCGACAAATATTTATTGTCTAGGTAGTTCATTGTTAAATGGAGGGTGTCTGTTCGTTTGTTTTTACTGCAATATTTTTCAAAAACAGAATCATTTTCTTGAAATCGATTCATTGAGAAAAATATTTTTGAATTTTCTTTTCGAAAAGTTGGAATAATAATATCGAGGGTCGCTTTTGAAATCGCTTGCGCTTCATCAATCCATAATATATCAATATCCTCTAGTCCCTGTATATTATATTTGCCCTGCTCGCGAAATCCTTTAAATTTAAATTCAGAAAAAGTAATATTATGATTTATCGTTTTTTTGTAAATTCCAAAATCAAATCCATTTTCTAAAATGATATTCTTTAAAGCAGTATATACGCTATCTTCAATAGTATTCTGAATTTCTCTACCACAAAAAATCCTACGATGATCCTTCATCGTCAAATATATCAACAGCCTAGCAATTCTCTGGGTTTTGCCGCCGCCTCTGCCGCCTTCAAGCAGGAAATAATTATATTTATTTAAATTTAAAAATAATATATCTTCTTTCACTCTCTTACAAAAGGCTTCTCGGCGACACGCGAGTTGAAATTGATGTATATTCATAATTTCTCAATTAGGAAAGTATCTACATTGTTTTTAACTTTTAAAATTACGAGCTCTCGTTATTATTACCATCAACAGACTTTAATAATTCAGCTAACTTTCGAGGATCGGCATTTCCTAAAATTTCCAATGTTTCAGGCGAGACCGTCTCTAAATCAATGTCTATGTTAAAATTCTGATTTTTGTTTTCAATGGTTTGTTTTGGCGCGCCATAAAGTCTTTCCCAAATCATACCAATAGCTTTTAACACAGTCTCTGATTTTTGTTTTCTATTTGCAACAATTTTGAAAAGTTTTAAAACTAAAATATCTGTTTCAGTTAAAATATTAGCAGACTCTTTATCTTTTGTTTTTTTTAAAACGGAAATATTAATCAAGTCGAGCGCTATTTCTAGTTTTTCTTTTAACTCTTTCTTTTCTTTTCTTGCTTTCCCGCTCGCAGTGCCTGCTTTTCGCGCACTCTCTTTGCGTTGCTCTTGCGTTAAATTCTCGTTAACTAGTGATATTTTTTTTTTACCACCCATTCTTTTTTTTTCTCCCAAATCTGCCGCTCGCTTGCGAAATAACCTTTACGCGCAGCGTTCTATCATTGAATTATCAAACTATACAATTTATATAATATACAATTTTTTAAAACTTTTTTCAATATTTTTATTTTCTCGTCGTAAAAATAAATAAAAAAAAAGATACAAAACGCTTGACAATCACACGTAAATACACTAATATATACAC